GCCCCTATGTTAAGCGTGCTGCTATCGGTGCCGGAAAGCGTAAGCGTGTTGCTTACGGTCAGCGTTTTACTCGTAGTGCCACCGGCAATCGAAAAGCCTATGGTCAGCGAAGATTCCGTGAGCGGCGATAACTGGCTGGTCAGGGCCACGGTGCCGCTCGCTGCCGGTATAGTCAGCGTATAGCTCGTCGTGCCGCTGTTCGCACTGGTAAAGGTTGTATACCCGGTAGATGAGCCGAGCAACAACAAATCGCTGTTGGTGAACTTCTGCGCTGCCGTCCATGTCTGGGCCGATCCGAGAACAGCGGGATTGGTCAGGGCCGCTTGCACGGTCGTACCGATCATGGAGCTGTCCAACACCGTGTATCTAGTCCCGCCATGGGTCAGGTACAAGGTGCTGCCCGAATATTCCATCGCCCCATTTGCGGCCGTCGTAAGCAAAGTCCCTGACTGCCAATACAGGGGTGCGCCCCCGGGCGCCGCCGTGCCGACATCCATGGTGAGAGAGCTTGTCAGCGTGCCGCCGCTAAATGAGCCGGTACCGGCCTGATACGCCCACCCCGTGCCGGTCCAGTAGACATACCCGGCTGATGACGGTGACGCAATGGGATAACCGCGAATGCCCGTCACCAGACTGGAGCCGTTGATATCGGTTCCGGTCGAAATCGGGATGAAATAGCCGGTTGTGAGGCTCAACGCGAGGGTGCCGCTTGATGTTATCGGCGATCCGGATATCGTCAGCCCCGTTGGGGTTGTCATGGCCACGCTGGAAACCGTTCCGCTCGATCCTCCGGATGGCAGAACTGAACATACCGTAGAACCACCCAAGACCGTCAACTTGCGCGGGTAATATCCGGCTGAGCACGAATAATCCACGAAGACAGCAACCTGAGCATCCGTAGGGAAAGCTGTTGTTGAGTTGCTGGCGACGGCACCTGTTGGGGTGTTCATCGGGTTATTCAAAACCGCCGAGGAAATGTTCTTCCATGCCGCTGAGCCGGATGAACCGCTGCCCGCATGAGCCGCAACATAGGTCACAACAGCCGACTGGGACGGGACAAGGCTTGCGCTGTTCGCAGCCATCGTGCCGTCAGTCGAAAGGAACGTGGTGGTGAACCATGTACCAATTGCAGAGGTGAGAGCCGACCATGTATCGTAAATCCAGGAGGAAACCGAGCTTGCGGAGACCGCAGCATTTGCCGTGGTCTGTGCGGCGCTAGCAGCGGCTCTGGCCGTTGCATCCACTCCGTTGTGCGGATGGCCCGAATAGTTGAGATAACCTGGGTCGCGCACGGTGATGTTGCCACTTCCATAAGATACATTGTTGATCGTCTGAGATTGTATGACGTAGCTGCCTGCGGGTTGTTTGCCTGCCAGAATAGATGCATGACCTGATGAGTAGTTACTATACCCAGCTGCTTGTGTTGAAGGTGCGTAAACCCCAGTGAATGCAGACTCAAGAGCTGCAATAAGATTTGACCAGGTAAATTTACTTAATATGTTGCCAACCCAGTACGTAAATGTATTGGAAGAGACAGGGCTGTTGTTGCTGCTGATGTTATTGGTTGCTCTGTTGGGGTCCATGGCAGCCGAAATGTTAGGAAAAGCTGAGATATTCGATGCCGACGCATTACCAGCCGGCCCTTGGGGGCCTGCCGAGCCGGTTGCACCTGTGGCGCCAGTGGCACCGGTTGCTCCAGTAGCCCCTTGTATGCCTTGCGGCCCCTGTGGGCCGGTCGCCCCCGTAGCGCCTTGGGGACCTGTTGGGCCGGCCGGACCCTGAAGCCCATTAATGCCACGAATACGGCCGGCGCCTGAATAAATGCTTTGGATAAAGTTTCCCAGCGTGCAAGGGTCGTACGAAGTATCAACGGTAGAACCGTTACGCCCAACGGCGATATGATCTCCACATTGAGGATAAACGTTCAGCCAGTCATAAATAAACGATGAATTGGCCTGGCAGATAGTAACCACCGTCAACATCAAAATCGTCGCAAAATACAATCTTTTCATTCGTCACCATTCCCTTCCGCGTTGTCTCCTGCATTCCCGAGAGCTATATCGTCCGTATTACCCATCATACCTGTCGTTGTTGACCCGTCACCATTCCCGAGTGCCGCATCGCCTGTATTCCCAAGCGCCATATCTCCGGCATTGCCCTGCATCCCCATGATCCCCGACGAATCGTCTATGTAGTTGAGCAGGAAATGCGCCGGCTTCAGAATTTCCAACCTCGTGGCCAAATCCGGTGTCGGTATGATGTTTGGCGTCGACAGGATCACTACATCCCAGATCCACGGCAGAATGGCGTTCTCCATGGCGAGGGTGTCGCCGGACATGCTGATTCCTGCCTGGAAGAATTGCCACGGCTCTTCCGTCACCGGATCGCCGGAACAGAGCCAGTCCGCCTCGCTCTCGACATAATCGTCGATGCGGATCGTGTAGCCCATGGCCGCCGCCAGGGCGACGAAGTAGGGCATCTTTATGTCGCCGGGCGTCACATGCCGATGCCATACCGCGAGCTGACGCTCTTCTGTTGTTGCGCCTTCCGGTGGGGTGATCTGGTACTCCGCCTCCCATTCGGGCAACGTCTCCACCGCTGTCAGTGGGTTGCATTCGAGGAGCAGATCATCGGCGCGCCCGGCAATGCGCGCCGGCTCCTGGGCCAGACCGGTCAGGAAATCGGTCATTACCCCGGCATACAGATTCCAGGCCGCTCCGGGCGGCAAAAGCGCTTGCAGCTCAGCCAGGTATGCGGAGGCGGTCAGAGCCATGTGACAGTCCCCATTACGACCCTTTCGTAGGCGGTATAGACAAAGTCCCCTGCCGGAACGGTCACCGTCTCATCGGTTTCGCCATCGGCCAGGGCTATGGCCTCGTTGATGTGGCTGAGCGGGATCGAACCGGCGTTTTCACCCTCCCGTGCGACCAGGTCCGTCAGCTCCGCGATCACGTTTGTTTGCACCGCAACCGTATTGGGGGTCAGCTTGATGGTCAGATTCAGAGGCGCGGGGATCCAGGGCAACACGCGCAGGTATTTCACGTCCTCGGGGCAGATGGCGACGATATACGCGCGGACAGCGGCCAGCAGATCGTTGGTCGGCATCTCGGATCTGGTGATGGTGGAATCGGCAACGATCACCACGGCCACGGTTCCGGGACCCTGGTCAAGGGGAATGGTCCAGGCGCGCAACACGCCGGTGACCTGTTCAGCCCAGGTGGCGTAATCATTTTGATTGCCCCCAGCGGGCTTCTGGCGCTTGTAGGCCAATACCCTGGCCCTGAATACCTCGATATCCTCGATATTGGCGCCATAGCAAAGGCCTGGGGCTGCTACGACGGCCGTGCCCGCGACACCCTCGATGGTGTTGAGCAGGTCAAGGGTGGTGCCGGCGGCGCAGTTGCCGAGACTGCCTGCCGTGGTGTCTATGATGCTGACTGTCGCTGTACCATTGACAATGGGGACGTCGGCGGTTGAGGTGTATTCCTCGCCGTCGGAGCGTTGCCAGGAGGTTCCGGCGGGAATCACCATTCCGTTGTTGCCGGCTACGGTGATCGGGCCGTAGCTGAAGGTGGCCGGATTCTGGGTCAGACCATATTCGGCGCCGGCGATCACCAGTTCATCGGTATCACAGGAGGTAATGAAGATCTGGAGGGCGATCCAACCGAGATAGCCGTATTGGCCGAATGCCAGGCCCGCGGAGGCGCGGCCGATGACGGCGGTATTGGCGCGGCGCAGGGTGGAATCCGTGCCCTCCAGGTTGCTGTCGATATCGGTAGCGATGCGAGTGATCAGGTCGCCCAATGTTGGTGTGCTAAATGGCATTGCCTTCTCCTGGAACCTTGTGAATGGTGAATAGTGAATGGTTAAATCTTAGAATCGCTTTTATTCACCATTCACGTTTCACCATTCACGCCTTTTGCCTTTCTTGCATTCAATTACCCTTCCAGAACAGCTCAAAACGGAATTTGGCCGGGGTACCGGTGGGCCGGAAGATCTGCACGGTCAGACCGAGCAGTCCATCCCTCACTATTACCGCCTGGGCCGCCACGCTATCCGCCACGCCATCCTCCACCATCCAGGCAAGCGCCTCCTCGGCATACTCCTGGGCTCTGCTCAGGACGTCCGAAAGCTGCTTTTCCCGGGAGAGGAGCCAGAGCCGAGAGCCGATCAGGTCGCCATCCACATCCGAAAACTGATCGGCCCACCAGCCGCGCGGGTCATTGCTGTTATCCGGCAGGACATCGTCCGGCTCGGCCCGGCGGTCGGTGAACAGGCTGATGATGACCGCCGTTTCCAGGCCGTCGTCTTCAGCCAGGCCGGGAGGGGAAACCTGCCATTGGCCGGCGTTGTTGATCCAGTATGTGCGGATATCGGCCATTTAATTGTGTCTTACGGGATCGACGGAGGAGTGAACGAGCACCCCAGAGTTGAGATCTTGTTCTCCAGCTTCGCCATGATCTCCGCCACCTTTGTCATGATCAGCGTGGTCTCCTCGATCATGGCCGCGATAGAATTCTTGACGGCATCTATTTGAGCGGTAATCCACGCGATTGTCGTAACCAGATCAACCGGCGGCGTGGTCTGGGCCGTCAGGGATGTCATCTGTGCCTTCAGATCGGCCAGCAATTTATTCAGCTCCGCCTTGATCTCGTCCGAAGCCTCCTGCAACAGCTCACAGGTGTTAATGGCATCTATCCGATCCTCAATGGATTGCAGGTAATTGGTGATGTCGCTCATGAACCGAGTCCTCCAACGATGATCCCGTTCTTGACGGTTACTGATTGTCCGGTCTTGTCGGTAAAAACGCCACTGACGCCTGTGGACACCTCCAGATGGTTGGTGGTTTTGGCATAGCCGTCCAGCACGATCTGGGGGGATTTGACGGTAACCTGAAGGGGGGAATTGATGACGATTCCTTTTCTCGACAGGTACACAATCTGTTTCAAATCGTCATACAGCGTCGATTCCCCTGACACCAGGTTGGTAGGACGATAACGGCCATCGTCCATGGCAATCACCACCAGATGATCCCGGTTGCCGCAGATCGATGCCGCCACTGCCTGGGCTCCGGAAAATGGCACGGAGGTATGGCCGTAGTTTTGGATCCTCTCCACACTGCCGTGGCTCTCGTCTGCCATGATGGTGATCTGGACGCGCTGAATCGGCTGGGAGTCATCGATCAGGGTAACCACGGCCCGGCCAATCATGAGCCTGATGGCGCGGGCGTACGGCGCGATCAGGCGGTTGAATGCACCTATTAGTTCCACCGCGGCACCTCCGCCTTACCCCGGCGCCGGTGCTTGTCGGGGAGGTTGATGAGCTCAAAGGCGGACGGCAGACAGAGGTCCATCGCGGCCTGGGTGCCGGTCTCTTCCGTCAGGGTGAACCTGACCTGGGAGATGAGCAAATCGCCGTCGTAACCCATGAAGTCGTCCTGGATCTGCACCAGTTGGTTGGGCAGCCACAGCCCTGTGGAATGCTCCCAACCCGTTACGGTATAGGTGACCCGGTTTCCCTTGCCGATCCTGATGTTGCGCTCCCAGGTGGCCCGGTCCTGGTAGGTGCTGCCGTCGCCCTGGTAGGCGATGGTGACGTGGGGCCGGTAGCGGGTGATGGCGGTATCGTTTACGGATGCCTTGGTCTGAAAATAATGCTTCGGCTCGTTTGCCAGCGCACTGCTGTCGGCCGCCGGATGATCCCAGGTACCGGCGCCCATGGCGGTCTGACCCTTGACGATGTATTGGCTGAAACGGTTCTTCCAACTGAAATGGCCGGTGGCGGCCTCTATGTTCTGGCCCTTGATCAAAGGAGTCGCTATCCGCTGGGTCCCGGTGCGGCCCAGGATGAGATTGCCGTTGCCGTCGGATAGCAGCAGCACGCCGCGCATGCGGGCCGCGCGGTCCAGACATTCGAACGCGGTCTCACTGTGCCAGATAGCGAAGCAGGCGAAGGGCTTGCCTACATCGACCTGTGCGATGACGTTGATGCCAAAGGGCGTGCAGAGGTCCTTGGCAATCCTCGTCAGGCTTGCATTGCGCCATTCCCCTGCCTTATGCACGGCCGCGCTGTCCACCAGATCTCCCGTCTTGTCACGGCCGGTGATTTTGATGGTATGGGAAGACTTATCGTAGCTGGGGTCAAAATCATCAACATAGCCGCTGATTACCTGAGTGGAACCAATAGAGAGCGTGCAGGCGTCGCCCGGATTGATCCGCCACGCCGATGGCTGATTGGGCCAGCGCTCGGTGGTGGTGAGATCGAACGTGCCGGCGATCTGCTCGATGCCGAGGGTGATGCCGATGGTCTGCCAGCCGGCGTAACTGGAGCCATTGACCTGGAGGGTGACGTCAGGCGTTGACATTTGTCAATACCTCCAACGGACGCCCACCGGGAATAAAGCCGGGATTCCGAATCTTGTTGCGGGTGATGATGTCCGCAGCCTGGGTGGCATCGCCATAGAGGCGATACGCCAGGACCAGGGCCGGGACGGTTTGGGGCGGCGTGTACGAGACGATCAGCGCCAGGTTGGCTCCCCTGGTGGCGATATCCGTGACCACGGAGGCGCGGAGATCGGCGAAGGCCGTATAGAGGGTGATATCGGTTAATGACTCCATCTGGAGGTCGAGCTGGTCCGTCACCGCCGTCCGCACGGCCACGGCGTCCTGGCGCGAAGCAAAGGTCATCTCGGCGGACGTGGCCGCAGCCCCGGCCACGGCGGCCTGGCGCACGATGGCGATGGTCGCCGCCTGATTGGCGTTCGCCTGCACGCGGCTGGGTGTCGTGCCGGCAATAGCTGGCCAATCGGACCCGAAATCGAACATGCCCTGCCAGATCCCGAATGCGGTTGCGGGATCGGTGCAGAGAGCGACCGCGCCGTAGATCCGGAGAATGATGGCATTGGCCAGCGCGCTCGGGGTGTTGATTAAGGTGGAACATGCGGTCTCGAAGCCGGCCAGGTCGCTGAAAAATTGGGAGGCAGGGAGATCCGTGGGGATCAGTTGGGCTATGGCCTTCAGTTTGGCGGTGAGCTGCTGAAGGCCGGAAAGGGCCGATGCACGGACAAATGCTGGGTTCTTGGCGACCGTGAATGTTTTGACGTAGGATGCCTGGCTGGCGGCCGTGGCCGCGTCGGCTTTGTCGGAGACGTTACCGGCGGTATCAAGGGCGGTGCTCGGCTGTTTATTCTGGCCGGAAAGGGCGAAAGAGGCGGTGAAACGAGCCATGCCCCCTTCCGCGGTTGTCTCGCGCACCTTGACCTTGGCGGTGACGTCGACCTTGAGCGTGCCGTAGGTAGGATGGACCAGGATGCCGGGACCGGCGGTCTCGAAGGCGGCCATGAGGAGATCCCTGGCTGCCATGTAGTCGGGGCCGATGACATACATCTCCAGGGTGAACTCGCGCGGGCATTTCCCCATGTCCTCGAAGTAGGCATCGTCACGCAGGGGATAATCATGGCGCACGTTCCTGCGGCCGACATCCGCATCGAGCGATTGCCAGAAGAAAGGGCAATTGCGGTAGCTGCCCTGGCGTAATTGATCGCGCCAAGCCATTAATGACTCACCAGCATCGCACCGGAATCAAGATTGATTTGTACATTGCCATGGCTCTTTTCCATCTCCATCACCTTGACCGAGGAGTCGCTCATAATTTTTAGAGTGATTGACCCGCTTACCGCTCCGTCGCCACGGCGATGAAGCTCGTCAGCGATCAGTTTTGCCTGGTACGAGTTGGGACCGCCTCCCATAACCAATTGCTCCGAGAGCATTTGTTGCAGCTTCCTGGTGGGATAAAGCTTTTCATTTCTTACTTCAGCTGCGCTCTTGTTTTTGGCATAGTTGACGGATAAGGCTCCCACAGCCGCGGCAACTGCGGCAGGAAGAAGCGCCGCGCCTGCGGCGGCTATTACGCTTGCCGAAGCTCCGGCCGCTCCCGCTTCTGCTGCTCCGGCAGCACTCCCGGCGGCAGAGCCGGCAGCCCCACCCATCCATTGGGACGGAAGCAGTGAAAGATGTTTGTTCACGACATAAACGGGAATAGGGCCGGCCATGCGTCCGAAACCTCCCAAGCCGCCGAGGCCACCGCTGCCACCACCACCGAACAGGTCGCGGTACGTAGTATAGATCTTGCGGGCCAGCACTGCTCCTCCGACTATGCCGGCGCCGATGCCTACATCCTTCAGAACGTTTTTGGTGGTTCCGGGGCCGAACTTGTCCAGGAAGTTTGCAGTCGCGCGAATAGGTTTGATCAGCTTTTCGTCGGACAGGCGTTTGAAGGAGGTCTTCATATCGCCCATGACCGCGTTGAATTCCTTGGCGTTCAGGGTGGCGTCCTCCCCGATCTGGGTTCCGTCCGCTTGGACCTTCAGGTAATCGTCGAGTGTTTTCATCTGCCCGGTGCGCTTATATTCGGCTATGGCATTATTAAAACCGCGAATGGATTCGCGCTCGAACACCTGGGCAAGGTTGGTTCGCTTGCCGTGGGACTTCTCTACGATCTGTCTGAAGATGTCTGTGAGCGGCAGGTATTTCTCCTCGCCCCTTTTCCTCGCATCCTCATCAAAAAGCTTCACCCCGTTGCGCTGAAGAATCTTGATCTTTTCGGGCGATGTGATCTCTCGGATAAAGTTTTCGTACGCGGTGGCAGCCATATCCGATGATTCAACACCAGGGCGCATGTACTGGAGAATGGCGGTCATCTCACGCATCCCCTCGGGGCCGCTCCGGCCGAGGGACGCAGTGGCCGAGGCGGTGCGGGGCATGAGCTGTGCCATGTCGCGCAGAATGAAGGAACCTTGTTTTCCCAGGACGTCTTGAAGATCCAGGAGCTTGCGAACCTGTTCCGGGTCGCGGATACCCTGGAGCCGGTATTGATTGAGCATGGCGCCAATATCCACGCCACGGGCGCCGGTAGCCCGTATGCCGACAGCGATGTTCTCCAGGTTCTCTTGGGCGAATTTAAGATCACCTGATTTGGCGACGATCTCCTCGAAGGCCGAGGTAATCTCGCTGGGATCTACGCGGATCTTCGGCATCTGGGAAACCTCGAAGATCTTCTCCTTGATCTTGTCGATCTCCTCGACCGACACATGGGCATCGACGGCCAGTTGGGTGAACCGGGCCGAGAGATCACCCACCTCCTTGATCTGCATGGTGAGCGCGCCGCCGGTGATCAGGGCGGAATACCGGTTGCCGAGCCGGTCCAGGCCGCGCCCCGCCAGATCGAGGCTCTTGTGGAACATTTGCATGGACCGGGAGGAACCGGCAGCAAAGCGCTGCATGGAGCCCAGATACTGCTGCGCCTTGCCCTGGAGGTTGCCGGCAAGGTCGATTATGAGGGAGGTTTTTAGCTGGGCCATGGTTGTTCCTGGGTTCAGACCCTAAGGGTTTTAAAAACCCTTAGGGTCTATCTATCAATCCTGTTTCGGTATATTCGCCTGGTATCGAATCATCCGGCTGAACGGCATCGCGCCGATTTCCTGCGCGCTCCAGTGGGTCCAGGTGGCGAGGCGGAAGACCATGCTATGGAGACTTGCCCTTAGGCGCTCTATCTCGCCCCCGGCCGTCTATCGCCTCCAGGGTCCCGTTCTCCAGAATGATCGCCTTCTCCTGGAGCAGGTTTAAGTCATGGGCCGTGAGCTTCTTGATCTCGCCCATGGTGAGCGGTCCCGGATGATCGCCGATGTTTACGATCTGCCGGCGCAGGGTATTGATGCCGAGCATGGTGGAACTGACCAGGAGCTTGTACCCCTCGTCTTCGATAAAGACCGGGCGCTCGCTCTCCTCGGTGGCTTCGATCATGTCGCCGGCCGTGGCTTCGCGGATCACCGCCGCCAGGTGCGACGTATCGCCGATCTTTAAACCCTGCTTTAAGGTGACGTTAATGGTTGCCATTTGCTTCTCCTTGCCTGTGGGACAGACCCTAAAGGTTTTTAAAACCTTTAGGGTCTTATCTTCTTACATCTTCTCGCAGCTCATGCCGATGAACTTGACCGGGACCTTGCCGCCTTCGCCGGCGGTGATCTCGGGGGGAACGGACGACCAGGCGTTTTTCAGCACCCATACCTGGCCGGTATCCGCCTCGTAGGTCACCGTGGCGTTGGTGACGGCCATGATGTCTTCAAGGCTGGTGTTCACGGTGACGCTGACCACGCAATCGACGAACGGGGCCACTGCCTCTTCGGCATAGCCGTGCACTTGATCGCCTACCACCTCCTTGCGGTTGACGCCGCCCAGGTTGAGCTTGGCGCCCTTGTCGGTCAGCATGACGTTGCCATTCCATTTTACGGTTGCCCGTCCTACTACTTGTGCCATGTATGGCCTCCTCCTGGATGAGACCCTAAAGGTTTTGGAAACCTTTAGGGTCTTTGAATCGCGTCCTTACAGGCGGAACTGCAAGAGCCCCGCAAACTGGATGAAATTGTTGATCAGGTTGGGTGGAATCAGGGCGTTGACCCGGTTGGAATTATTGGGATCCCGCTCCACCACCAGATCGGCCTTGAACTGGTCCACATCCTCCACGAGCCCGGCATCTTCCCATTCGCGCGCCAGACAGAGCTGCTCGGCAGTGAGGATGTTGGGGGTGACTATAGGCTGACCCTCTCCGAACTTGGTGCCGTTGTCCGCCAGCTTGTGACGGGGATACTTGCTGGTGATGCGGTCGATCAGGGAGAATCGCAGGTAGCTGATCAGGGCCGGCGTGGTGATGTCGAGAAATGCGTCGCTCGCTATGCCGCTGGAGTTGGTCTGGTTCATCGAGATGCCGCGGTCGATCCTGCATGTGCCGCCGCTATCCACGGTGTAGGTTGTTATCCCGTCGTAGAGCAGTACGTTGCGTTCCGGACCGTCCCAGGCCACACCCATGGCAGGGGGCAACAGACCGGTAAGGGGAAGCGTCTTGAGCTGCCGGGCCGGGTCGATGGCCAGGGCCGCAGCCGAAACGATGCCGTTGACCGCAGCCCAGATGTACGGTGGATTGGGAACTATATTGGTGCCAATACAGTCCATCAGGAACGAGTTGCGCGTGGCGCCGTAGGTCCCGGTGGTTGAGTTGGTGCCCCGGAACGCAGTGAAGCCGATGCCGTCGATCTGCCTGGAGGGAAGCCAGCGGCTGGCCAGTTCGGCCTCCAGGGTGGCCATGGAGGTGGCGTCGCTGTACGGCGTGATGATGGCATGCCACTGCACGCTGGCCATGGCGACGATGACCGGCGTGAGGTCCGGATTGGCCGTGCCTCCGCTCATGGGTGTGACGGTGGCGCCGATCCCCGCCGGAAACGCGTCTCCGATCTGGTAGTTGAAACGGATGTCGATATCGTTGCCGGTCAATCCCTTCCACTTGCAGGTATAGTTGACCTTGGAGGGGTTCGCCCCGTCGACGGCCGCCGTAACCGGCATGGTGCCGTCCGCCGTCACGGCCGCGACATGGGCCGTGGCAAGCTGGGCCGCCGTCATGGCGCTGGTGACCGCGGCCTGATTCAGTTTGCCGGCGATATAGCAGTTGAGGGTGCCGGCGGCCGTGGCGGGACCGGTGAAGAGCGTTGATCCGGCCGCGGCCGTTCCGGCGGGATTGTCGGCCAGGGGGACGGCCCAGGTTTCAAGCGTGGTATCGGCTGCTTTCAATGCGAGGAACATTTCGCACAGCATGGACCCTTGGCTGAACGCCATCTGGGCATCGTTGCCGGTGTTGATCTGACATAGCTGGTTAACGGCGGCTGTGCCGCCCAAGGACTGCCCGAGCACCAGGACTTTTTGCAGTTGCTGCGGGATGCCCTGATCGGCCATGGAGGGATCCACCTCGATGGCGACAAAAGGTACCCGCTGTTGGGGGATGTTGTTGAATGAGATGGTCATGGCTTGTCACCTCCGGCCGGCTTCTTGTTTGCCGGCTCTGCGGGTGGTGAGCATTCCACCACGTCTTTATCGGCCTCACGGCGCAGCCAGAAGGCGTTATGGGGCTTTTCCTCTCCGGAGGGCGCGAGCGGGATCCGGGTGGCCGGGTCGCGAACGATCAGTCCTTCGCGGGCGGGTTTGATGAAGAATGTTTGTGGCATGGTGACTCCTTTTTAATGACGTGAATGGCTAAAACCTGTGAATGGTGAATGGTGAATGGTGAATAAAACCGTTTTTAAGCCATTCACCATTCACGTTTCACTATTCACGCTTTTACTGAGGCAGTATGATCTTTGTCTGCGCCTCGTAAACGCCGTCCATCGGCTGTATATCCCAATTGCCGTCGAACTCCTCGAATGCATCCAGGATGCTGATGTCGGGGATATCCTCGAACAGGACAGGCAGCGAGAAAAGGCATGCGTACAGCGATACCCCCTTGGTATCGATGGTGCCGCTGTAAAGGTTTTCCGTGCGCTCGAACTCCATGGTTCCGGTGTCTGGAACCACTAAGCAGTCGAAGTGCGGTATCACGAGGCTGATGATCTCATAGGCGCCGATCTGTACCGAGTCGCCCCTTCTGCGTGCGGCGGCGCCGCTGGCATGGGCCGTGACGGCAAAAAAAGACCACCTGCTGTTTATGCCGACCGTGATGTTCTCCATGTCGATCTTCGGGCCGCCGGTGAAGGCGATGTAGACCGAGGGGGCGCTGATGATGAGGCGCTTGAGCATGTCCGCGTCCCAGTCGCCGGGGAGCGAGTCCACGACCTTGAGCCTGGAGCCGAACAGGGCCTTGGTCTGCGCGATCAGGAAATCCTCGACATCGATGAGCATCAAAAGTTCCTCAGCCGGTCAGGTGTGAAGATCGGCTCCGGCTTTGACACATGGATTTGCGGCTCCGGAGCCGGGTCGTTGTCGTGGGCCGGGTTGAGATCCAATTTTCCGGCCTTGACCATTTCCAGTGTTGCCAAGGCCCGTTTGTAGCGGTTTTCGACGAATTCAGGCACCAGATCGCTGTAGAGGTAGTAGCGGTAGATATCGCACGCCAGCCGCACCAGGTTGGTCGGGACCACATCAAAAGGGAGCACATACATGGGCCGCAGATAAGGGGTGATCTCGGCATCCCCATCGATCTGGGCCTGGGTAAAGACTTCGGCGTTGAAGGAGCCGGTCTGCTCACGGTCGGTGAGCTGGATCAGCTCCTCGATGCTGAAGCGGTCCTGCATGTCCTGTTGGGTGGCGTATGGCATATCGTCTCCTTGCAGACCCTAAGGGTTTTGAAAACCCTTAGGGTCTTGTCTTTATTCCCTCTGATGTGACCAGTAGTACGCCGTGGGGCCGGCGGTGCTGGTGTTGGAAAACGGCGTCACTGTAACCGAAGTGTATCCCCGGTTCAGCGCGATATCGAAACAGCCTCCCGGTTCGATGATCGTACTGGCATTGCTACCGAGCTGGACCCGAATCGGCACGGCGACGCCGCTGCTGTTGGTTACGCATCCGGCGGCGCGCCGGAACCATTCGGGGTAGCCGCTTGCTGTCCCGGTATAGTTGTTGAAGGTAAAAATCAACCGGCCCTTGTTGACGCTTGTGGTGCCGGACCGCTGGAATTCGATTATCGGAGCCTTGGCGGTATTGTTCTGGACAACAACACCGTCCACGTAAGCCGGCGTGCCAGGGGGCACCGGCGTCGTCGTGGGGATGGCGAGGGCCGAAATGGTGCCTGCCGCGACCACGACGGCACTCAGGGCGATTATCCTGATCTTGGTAAGCTTGATTGTTTTCATGGCGTCTCCCGTAGGGGGCGGCCCGTGCCGCCCCGGGTTGTGGGGTGTATGGTTAATCCTGAGTGAGCAGGACGACGTCCAGGAGGCCGAGGGTGTTCACCACCGGCAGCGGTTTGGATTCGCCGAACAGGGTGTAGCCGCTGCCGTCCGGGTTGCGGTATGGTTTGATAAAGAGCGGCATGGGTTCCAGGTTGGCGTCCAGGTTGTCCAGTGCGGCATAGGGAAGCCTGTGACCGGCATCGGTGCAGATCGCCTTGAGCGTGTTCGGGGCGATGATCGGGAGGAAATTGCCGGTCTCGGGATCGGTGTATTCCTCGGCGCGCAGCTCAACCTTGATGGTGCCGATCATGATGTAGTTGTCTTCCGCCTTCAGGGAGACGCCCGCCTCGGTCAGCAGCTTTGTCGAGGTCAGCACCTTGGAGACGAGCTGGAATAGCCGCATGAAGACGTCCTCGCCGGCCCAGAAGAGGATCTGGGAGGTGCCGACGCCAAGGCGTTGGAAGACCTTCCGAATCTCAACGAACATTTTGAGGATGTCCATCATCAGAATGGTCGGATCGTCCAACATCTTGTAGCTGCCCTGGGGAAGCGACTGGAGGTTGCCGTAATTGATGGTGAAGGTGTCGTAACCTCCCCCCTCCACGGCAACCGGATATGAAAATTGCCCCTTGAGCGCAGCCGAGCACATGGCCTCGGTGGTGGCCCGGATTGTCCGGCGCAGGATATCGGTTTTCGTCTGCGCCCACACATCAAGGAGTTCCTTGCTATTGGGACCGCCCTGGAGGAATAGGCGCAGGTTGTTGAGATCGACACCGACAACGTCGACCTTCGGCTTGATGGGCAGAGGTTCCCAGAACGTGGTGCTCCCGGTGGAACCGACAATGGAGATTGACGGACCTCCACGCTTAGAGAGAGCCATCGCCCTGATGCGCTGTTGGACGATGTCGGAGCCTACCAGTGGTCCGGGCTGCTGCGGACGGTCCTTGAAAATTGTGTCCATGATCACGGTCGGATAGGCGGGACCAAGGATCTGGAGATAGCGGATGATCGCTTCACGGGTGAACAGGTTGCGGATCATGACGACGCCGGCGATGCCGATAAACGGAAGATGGCCGGTGGCCGCCATAACGGGCGTGCCGCCGCAGAATGCAAAGGCCGTGACGGCGAGGAGCAAGAACAGGGCCCAGACGGTGATGGTGGATCGGAGAATGCGGTTCGGCATAAAGGACTCCTTTGTAGGTAAATGATGGTTCGGCAGACCCTAAAGGTTTTGAAAACCTTTAGGGTCTCTAACTTGGGAATATCCCGTGGGACTGGAGCGCAATAATATCGGCCTGGGTCGGCGCGGTCTGGGCAGTCTTGTCGATTTTCAATACAGGCAGATTGACGCTGCCATGGATGACGATGACGCCCGACGTCTCATACCCGGTATCGACAGTGGTGTCCAGGACACCGATATAGGGGTCTCCCTCTTCGGCTTGTACCCAGGTGATGCCATCGCCGCCCCGCTTGAGCACCAGCCCGACCGGATAGATGCCGTCGTTAGCGGTGAGCAAACCGGCTACCACTACGGGAGGATGGCCGCCGGTGGAACGGGCGCGTTGTTCGTCGCGGCTGAAAGTTGCAGTTTGTCCATTGATTGGTGACATGCTTGGCTCCTTTAAAGGCGTGAATGGTGGATAGTGAATGGTGAATTAAACGTATTTGGTGATGTCGGCCGGGATGGCTTTTGATGTTTTAGCCGGCTCCGTTGTGTCGCTGAAATCGAACTCGCTGAAGTTGATGACCTTGGGCGAGGAACTGAGAAGGGCCTTGATGATTTCGGCCGGGGTTTGGGTTTTCTTGGCATCCCCCTCGCCAAACTCGATGGTGTCTCCGGTGGTGACGCCCTCGGCAAAGTCGAGCGCGGCTACGGCTGCTAACTTGTTGGTCGCTAGCAGGCGCCCTTCCTTGACGAGGCCCTCGCAAAACTCCAGGTTGCCGGCGTGCTTCTGGTCGTTGAGCTGGTTCCTCAGTTTTTTCTGGCCTTCGAGCAGCTCTTTTTCTCTTTTTTCCAACTCTTCTTTGGTCATGGCGTCTCCTTTTGTTGGTTCACTGAACTGGGAGGTATGGGAATCATGGGAGTTATAGGAAATCGTTGTGTCCTCGTTGGTCTCTTCCTTGTCGGGCATGGCTGCCGAGACGGCGAGGTCCGTTACCTGGTAGTCGGGAATGACTGAGTCGGCCTTATCCTTGCCGAACGTCTCGATGAGGAAGTCGCGGAGGTTGCGGAACAGGCCGGCCACGTTCATATCATCCCAATCGGCGAACTCGATCACCCCTTCCTCGCCCTCGGCGAAACTGACCGCGCCCAGGCCCTTGCAGCCGGGAGGCACGGCCCCCAGGAAGCCTAAATGGCGGAGGTAGTAGACGCCGGGGACCGGGTTGCTGGGACTGTCGGGGCTGTACCAGGACGGCGACACCCGGTCCCAGCGGCCGGCGTTGACCGCTTCCGCGAACTGGGGATCGAGTTTTGCCGGTTCACCCTGGTACAGGTTATCGGCGAACTCGATGCGCTGGATGGTGCCATACTTTGGATCGTCCAGCTTGGGGTGGCCGATCACCATGGGCGCGGCATGCAGCACCGGGTTGTAGGCGGCTGCCGAAGCGCGGAGCTGGGCTTCGGTGAAGTTATGCACGTTGCCCTTGGAATCCACGTGCCTGCCGGGTTTGAAGATTTTGATCATCTTTGCCATTCATCCCTCCGTTTCGCTACGGTGCAACCGCACCGTATACCCTCTGTCTTTCCATCACTATTTGAAGCGCTTCAAATTTTGTTTCATCCTTAAACGAGAACCGACTTAAAACAGAGTTTAAATCGCCGCGTGTGGGGCGAACGGTATCTTGTTCGACTCCTTGGGCGACCTGAGGGTCTGGTCGGCCTTTGTGGGGCGTTTTTGGCGCTTTGGGAGACCCTAAAGGTTTTTGAAACCTTTAGGGTCTGATACACGCCTTCAAGGGAGCGCCGCACGGTGGTAATAATCCTCGACCCTAAGCAGGATCTCCCTTTGGTCGTCCGACGATATCCCCAGGTAGGGCCGCGCCGGCATCTCGGTATCGTGGGCGCCGATGGTAGCCTTCATGGCGAAAGATGCCTTCGTATTGGCCCGGTGAAATCTGGTGTTTCCGTCCTTTCCCTTCTTGAAATGCAGCACTTGCTCCCGCTCGGGGTGATGCATCGGTCCGCCTTCCTGGTGGATGCGGCCGTAGATCTTGTTGGTGCCCCACTCGACGCTGGTATTCGTCGCCAGCGGGATAATGCTGTCTTTCAGATGGCTCGACTCGGTCAGGATCTTCTTGATCTGCTTCTTGGCCCAGACCGCCGGTGTGTCTTTTTGCCAGGGGATGCCCTCCGGGGATCTCTGGGCGGCGAAACGGTTGTGCGTGCTCCGGACCAGGTATTCTCCGATCTGCTTCATGAGCGGCAGGGCGCGTTTGTCCGCTGCCATCACCCGCTTGATGGCGTCGATGATCGGTTGGGTGTTGTCGTAATAATCGAGGCCTAACGAGGTGCCGGACATTGTTTCTCCTTGAGGTGAATGGTGAATGGTGAGTTAAAACCGCCTTTAAGCCTTAACCATTCACTATTCACGTTTCACCATTCACGCCTTTAAAGTTTTTCGAGCCGGCCGGTGGCCGGGTTGAGCCACTGCTCACCGGGGTTGTAGTCCCATCCGGGATCGATGCCGCGCGGGATTTCGTGAATCTCTCCTGTCTTCTTGTCCACCCATTCATAGGTGCCGTCATCGGGCGCCTTATCGGGACCGGTCTTGCCCATGGCCGCAAGTTCCCGCTTGCCGGCGGACAGGACCTTGCAGCGGCAGCCCCAGCCGTTGGGCGTGTAGTGGGTCTTCCACCAGGGATCCTTGGCCGGCAGCGTCGTGCCGTTCCAGGAAAGGTGCAGCGGCCGCGGCACCCGGCTGTCGCCGTGGCGATATTCCAAATACGGATTGACCTGGAGCAGGTCGGGATCGGTCAACTGTTCCCAACGGCCGGCGTTGTAGGCGGTGCGGATGTTGGTGTCGTAGATCGTCTTGCTGCGCCAGCCGCGTTCTCCCTTGTAGCTCCAGCCGTAACGGGCTGCGATGGCGTCGAAGTCCTTAAGGAAGGCGGCCTGAGTAGTGCCGTCGGTCAGGGCGGTCTGGAGGGATTCGCGGAAATCCGCCAACTGATAATCGAGCATGACGCCGGCGACGGTGAATTGTTGGCTGTGCTCTCCCTTCCAGACGTCGGTCCAGGATTCGCTTGTGACGTTCAACTTTTGGCGGAAGAACTTGATAGCCTGGTCGAAGGGGAGCGGGGCGCCCTCGGCGAAGTCTAAGTCTAAGACCCTAAGGGTTTTCAAAACCCTTAGGGTCTTGTTTTTGACCTTGGCGAACCAGGACCCTTCGCTGAACTGCACTCCATCCACCTTAACCTCATCCATGACATCGGATCGGCCGGTGAGACGGGCCACTGCACAACCACGGGCCAGGGCGTTTGCCGCCTGTTTGATGTCCAGGTGGTTGCGCAGATCCCCGAGGGTGTCGAGGGCCGCGGCCAGGTCTCGGGCGGTCGCTATGTGGTGGTAGATGGCGGCTATGAGGGAGGACCCGTCGTCCTCGGTCATGGCCTGGGTGGAGATGGCGTCAATTTCGTCAGGCGTGGCGCCCTCGGCGAAGGGGAGACAGTGCGGACAGTGGTGCTCGGCGAAGTCGGGGGTTTGCTGTTGATCTTTCCCTGCTTCTACCACCCCCTTGCCCACTCCTGATCCAGGAGGCGGTGTCTTCGGCATCTCCTCCAGTTCTTCGATATCGTCTTCCTCCAGACCGTGGGTCCGGACGAAGTATTTCTTGGTGAGCCGGTACTTGCCACCCGCGAGGAGCGCCGCAGCCAGGGCCTGGTCCTGCTCGGCCAGGGTCTTGCCGTCCTCCGAGTCCTCGCAGATGATCCTGATCTGCGAGTACCGGTTGAGGCCGGGGAACTGGTAATCGATGAGCCAGGGGATAGTGCCGTTTTTCGGGTCGTTCTGCGGTTCGCACAAACTGTCCGCGTCGTCCTTGATGTAGTCGAGGTAGACCGCCTCCTGTTCCTGGGAGTCACCGAGCTTGCCCGGCTGCCCGCCGGTGGTGGCGAGCTGGCCGAGGATGGAGATGGTTATGTCGTCGTTGCAAAAATCGACCAACTCCTTGTAGCTGCTGATGTTGCCGCTTTGCACCTCCTGGAGGAGGCGCAGCGCCATGCCCTGGGGAAACACCACGGCGCTGTTGCTGTGGACAGAACCGGCGGCGGCCAGAAGGTCCTGCTGTTTTCCCTGGTCGGTACCGGGTGGATATTCGCCCAAGACGGTGGGCGCAGCATGCTTCTCCAGCCACTGCACCCATAATTTGATGTCGGTGCGCTTGAAGAACCACGGCCAGTACAACTCCATGCCCAGGCCATTGCCGTAGGGTGAGATAACCTCGTCGCCGAAAGTGAAGGTCTGAAATTTGCGCAGCAGCAGGCCGCTGGCTTGGTCGATGGTAACGTTTTCACCGGGATAGGGGTTATCAATGGTAAGCAGATGCAGATCGCCGTTGGGGGCGTATTTGAAGCGGCGCTGGTGTCGGTAACGCATGGATGAGACAAAGGTGCAGCCCTCGGAGTAGTCCCACATGACCTCCGAGATGGCGAAGCCTTTTAGGATGCCGCCGCGCAGCACCGGACGCCGGGCCAGGTCGTAGGGAAACGATTTGAACACCTGGTCCACGTATTCTGCCGCTTCGATATCGATCTTTTCCTGGGAATAGGGGACGATCTGCCATTCGCGGCCTACGACTGCCTTGGCGCGGGTGCGCAGGTTGGCCGCCACCCTCGGGTCTCTGCCGATCTTGTCGTATAGGGTGATATCGCCGCCCGCCTCCAGGTTGAGGATCTCGTCGGGATTTTCCATGATAGGGAGCCACGCCTGGAAGTTATAGACATCCGTGGCGGCCGAAGCGATCTCTTCGCGCACCGGTTTGTTGACGTCGACCTTGATCACCGGGGAGAGGGCTGAGCCGAACTGGTCGTATAGGGTTACCTGGTTCATTGTTGCCTCGTGGGAGAGATAGACCCTAAAGGTTTTTGAAACCTTTAGGGTCTGAACCTTACATCATGTAATTGCTCATGCTTCGGCTGAAGGAGGTGCGCAGGGTGTCAGTATTGGTCATGAATTCAATCGGGACCGCTCCCGTGCCGGCGGCATGAATTGCCAGGGCCAGCGCCCAGAAGCGGTCGGCATGGCCGTTTTCGCTGCGCTCGGCAGTGAAGCGGATGTTGCCGGCGGCCGTGGTTTCCTTGGTGACGGCCCGCAGGTCGGCGCGGATCTCCGGCTTGAAGGGAATGCGGAGCTTCTTGTCCTCCATCCTGCCGCGCACCGGGTAGGCCAGCTCCTCCTTGACCCGGGAGTTGAAGGTCACGCACTCGACCCGGTATTCCCCGAACTTGCGCACCGCGTCGTCGCCCCAGCCGATCCCCAGGCCGGTGTAGTCGAGGCAGGTGCGGCTCATGTTGGCCATGATCGGCCAGAGCACCTTTTCCTGGTCTGGCTTGCTCATGTTGCGCAGCTCGACGATCTGGCGCGTGTAGAGCACGTCGCCCAAAAGTTCCAGTACCCACAGGACCGTGAGGTCCTTCTTGCGGCCGATGTCCAGGCCGGCGTAAAGCTGTCCCTTCGCCTGAACGCCGCAGTCGCGCTCCCACTGCTCCGCGCCCGGATACTCGCAGCCGGCGATCAGGTCGTACTCGAGGAACGCGCTGGCGTCGTCGGCGGCGACGCACATGTATTCCTGCTGAAACGATTCCTCATCGGCGCACCCCGATTTGATAAAATCGAAGTATCCGGCCTCGTCCAGATCCTGGATTTCATGATCTCCCGGGAGAGACTTCTGGAGCTTGTAGAGAAAGCCCTGGTCTAGTGCGTCCTGGAGGGTGACGCGGTGCAGGCTAATCTTTTTCGGGTTGCCGTGTTCGCGGATCTCGCGAATCAGGAGATTGAAGAAGTTGGCGCTACCGCGGTGGGTGGAGATGACCTCCATGTTGCCGCCCCAGGTGATGCCGGGATAGGCGATGCTCCAGAGCTTGCGCGGATCGGGATGCAGGGCGAATTCATCCAGGATGCGGCCACCGCGCTTGCCCGCCTGGGCGTCCGGGTTGCTGGACATGGAGTGGATGCGCCGGTTGTTGGCGAAGTGGAGGACATAGGCGGAGATTTTCTTTTCCTCGTCAATCACCCGTTCGCCCAGATCCTCGGCGGCGATTTGGAGGAGCTTCGCGAACATCTTGCAATCCTCGATCACCAGTCTGGCCTGGAGATCGTCACGGCTGGAGATCCATTGGTCCCATTTGTTCCCGGCCTCGGCGGTGCGCTCGTCGGCCGCGTAGGCGGTTGACCAGGAAAGGCCAATTTGCCTGGCCTTTTCCATGAGCTTTATGCGGCTCACGTCCTTTATCCATTTTTCCTGGTAGTAGAGGAAGAGGGCGTCCGGATTGGCCGGTATGATCTTGGCGTTGCCCATGTCAGTTTGCCATCATGAGCACATCGCGACGGATGCGCTTGATCGTCTCGGCCGAGACACCCTCGGCCCTGGCCGTTTCACCGACCTTGTTGGCCGCGTCCTGGAGAGCCTTCTCCCGTTCATTCTTCCGGATCTCCGATTCACGCTTGACGTTGATCGTGGCGGACTGCTCCAGCCTCTGCATGGTAAGAGCCAGGCTTTTGATCTGATCAAACGTGGCGGACATGGTCTCCGGGTCCTTCAGGTCAACATCCTGCAACTTTAGAGATAACTCAAAAGCCATGCTCCGAAGCATCTCGTTGATCAAGAGGCCGGTCTCGCCCTGGGGCGCGGCGCCGACGTGGCTGATGTACATCTGGGCCACCTCGCGGGACTGGCGCAGCCTAGCGCCTACCTCTTCCATCCGGACGGCATAGCGGTTGACGGCGCTCTTGCTGACGCGGTCGGGATGGCCCTCGGCCTCCAGGATCTCATTGATCCGGGCCGTGGCGTCCAACTGGGTAACGCGGGGATCCTGGAGGAGTTGTTGGAGCTTGGCCAGAATGTCTGCCGGCAGACGCTCTATGGTGGAGGGAACGGCCATTATCAGCCCCTCGGGCTTGGTTTGGCCACGCCCGGCACCCGCGCCGATCCGGAGGCGCAATCCAGGCCGCGCTGGGTGAGGGTGGCGATGTAGAGGTTGCCCGTCTCCTCCAGGTCGATCAGCCCCTGTTCCTTCAGCCAGGCGAGTTCGGTAATCATCTTGTCGCGGGGCGTCTTATAGCCTGCCTTTAATTCCAGCAGTTTGTGCAGGATAGAGGAATTGAGCCGGTAATCGCCGTCGCTCTCCTCCAGGAAGCGGAGGATCACCAGGCGCATGTCTTCGGTGATTACATCGCGGAAACTCATTATCGTTAACCCCCGTGTTTATGTATCCCATTGTTCAGCAGGAATTCGTTCATCATCTCGGTCAGGTGGCTGATGCCCGGCATGGCTCCGGAGATCTTGGACACCTCTGATTTCACTTCCATCATTTGGGAATGGACGCTATTGATCTTTTCGTGGAGCTTGCCGATTGCCTCGTTGTTCGGAAGATGTTTCAAGTCGGTTTCAATGGCGGTTAACAGGTCTTTATGCTGCCCAAGCCGGTCGTTGTGGCCGTCCATGCGTGACACCAATTGCTGATGGCCGTTGCAGTGGGTGGGGACATTTTCCTTGATGGCTTTGACATCGCTTTTCAGCGTCTCGATATCCAGCGCTTTCGGACCTGTTTCCTTGATGGTCTTCATATCGTTTTTAAGATTTTCAATGTCCTTGGTCTGGTGCTCAAACCTTCCCTTGATGACCTTTTCACGCGAGTTCCACCACGAATAGGCGATTGCCAAAAGGCTGAAGAGAGCGTTGATCAGTGTCAGGTAAAAGTGCCCTTTGGCGTAATCCATCAATTCCTCCAGTTTTCCAATAGATCCTGACAGTCGATGCAGCGGCGGCAGCCGTTAACGGCATGCCGCCGGGCTTCGGGTATGGGTCTGCCGCAATCCACGCAGTGGGTGGAGCTGGTGATGATGGCCGATCCCTGGCGGCGGATATGCTCCGCCAAGGCGTTGGCCTGATACAGCTCGTTGATTATCTGGGCCTGATCGATCTCGTCTATGTCAGCAGTGATGGAGGGCGCGATTGACCGCATACAGGGCGAGGCCGAAGTAAGCGCAGAGGACGAGGATGCAGAAAGCCACGATGGCCCAGAGGAATTTCATCTGCGTCTCCTGAGAATCAATTGCCCATGAGGGGGACGTCGAAGGCAAAATACGTGGTGGCGCTCGTCCATGCTTTTTTCTCGGATAGCCCCGATTGCCAGCCTCGCGAGCCGAAGCCGAAACCGATGGGGACAGCTCCGATCGTGGTGATGGTTGTGTGGATCAGCAGGTTGAGGGCCGTTACCTCGTTGGTCCCCACTTTCGACAACTGCGGGCCGACGTAGAGGCCCACGGTGTCGAACATACCCGAGCCGGTGAACGTGTAGCCCTCGCCGATGAAGAGGCCGGCGGACAGCAGGTTGTAGTCGCCGTTGAGGTAGAAGGCACCTACCGACCCGAGTATGCCGGTGTTCCACCCCAGGGTCGGGGCTGAGGTGGTTACCTGTGTGGTTGCCGGGGGCGTGGTGTCGGCAAAGGCGATGGCGTTAGACAGGCACAAGGCGATGCAAATGACCGATGCAAGTTTTTTCATGATTTGATCCCTCCGATTTTCTGAATTTCGTTGATGGCGTTGTTGGTGGCGTTAATGACCGCCTCTTCCAATGCCTGTGAAACCGCTTCAGACACCTGCTGCGTTGCGGCGGAAATGGCGGGGCTTCCCGGGGGGGCCGATTTCATGAGGGCGCCGATGACAGTTGGGATAGCGGCTTGAATCGCGACAATGGTCGCGTGCCGCGTATTGGTCCAGTCGATGGTCCCGATGGCTGATTGCAGCCCGACCAGAACCGCTCCGATCAACGACCCGACCAGGGTCGGGACCGGATGGCCGAAAACCCTTTGCCATAACTCACCTAGAAACTTCATTTGTCACCTCCCTCGTATGGTTTGTTAGACCCTAAAGGTTTCAAAAACCTTTAGGGTCTGGGTCTCCTCCGCGAAATCAAATCCCCTCGTTGATCTTGAACCGGAGCGCCTGCCACTTGCCCAGGTATTTGGCCAGCCATTCCCCGCAGTCCGATGGCGACATTTCGGCCATGACCATGTTTAAGAACAAGCCGATGGCGGATGTCACGGTGGCCACAACCTGGCTGCAAAAATCCTGGGTGGGGTTCTGCTCGACCAGCTGGACCGGCAGGAAATTCTTGGCGATTCCCTCTTTGTTGTAGGAGAGTTTGACGCCGTAGATCATGTCGGCGTTGTACATCATCTGCGCGGCCTTCCAGACGATCTCGTTATCACCCTCGACGGTGCCGAGATCGACTATGTCCCAATCATTCATATCTTGCGAGACAAGCTGCTCGAATGAGCAGATGCGCGGACCGTCTTCGAGCGTGGAGCTGAAAAACAGCCCCGGCTTGATCTCCAGTTCGATATGGGCGTATTTGCCGGTCCATGCCTCGATTACCACCGCCCAGAGTGCGTTGCCTTTGTAGAGCCAGATTTTCATTTGTCCCCCTCCAGTCTTTTCTCCGCCGCCTCAATGGTCTCGCCCTGCTGAGGAACGGGATCGTCGTTTGTTTTTGCTATCGCCTGGATAATCCACATGGGAAAAACAAGGTCATGGATTCCGGTGGCATTCCCGGCGGCATGGTTGACTCCGGTATGGTGACGCTGGCCGAGAACCATTTGGTTGCGGATGTCATCGACCGATGTAAGAGGAATATTCTTCATGAGGCGCCCGTATCCGTAGACATCGAACGTCTCAAGGAATTCCTTGAGCTTGTCGAAATCGACAAAGCCCTGGAGACTCCATTCGCAACCGACATGGTGGACCTGGAGCTTAACGATCTCGCCGTCTGGGTACCTATCGCCATCCTTCAGCCCTGTTACCCAGCAGACATAATGACCGTCTTCCTTCAGGCGTCTGATCGAGCGCTCAAACTCAGGGCTGGCTGTGCGATCGGCGTGGGCCGGGGTAATGACCATGTCCTTGAGGTTGATCGTTTCGGTGTGCTCGGCTACGGTCATTTTTCCTCTCTATTCTCCAGCGTTTTCAGCGCAGCATCGCGCTGGCGCAATCGCTTACAGCCGTCGCAGCCCTGGCAACCGCGATAATTAGTAGCTACGTAGCCACCGGTCTGAGGGCATTGTTTCCTTTCGAACGGTTCCGCTATTCGTTTAACAGATGGATTGATTCTCATCGGGACTGCTCAATAAATTCATAGACCGAGTTAACCATCCAAAGCAGGAAGGCCACGATTATGCAAAGAATCAGGACAGCGGCTATCGGTACCATCCATATGCCCCAAAGTATCCACAGGAGTGTGTTCTTGATCATGCAATATCCCTATTCCCACGTCCGGATCAGCCAGTTGTCAAGATAGGCGCGTTTTCGCTTATCGGCCCTGGCGATGGCGACGTAACGTTCGGAACGCAGGGCCTCGAATACCAGGTAGAAGAGCACCCTCTGTTCGCGCGGCTTGGTATAGGCGTTGATCCAGTTGACCATGTTCCGGTCGATGCGGGCGTTGAGGGGATAATCGGCGCCATTACCGTTGAGGATATTGCAGGTCTTTTCGACCAGGATAGCCGCCGTGCCCATACCGCAATTGACGGCAGTGTCGAGGATCGTGGTGGCAAGACCCTGGCTCTTCAGCCCGGTGAGCACGAGGGGGTTCCAGAAATCCCGCTCGTAGTAAAGGGAAGCGGTGGCCAGGGTTAGGTTCTTGATATCGACCTTGGGATAGCTGGCAGCGGCGATGCCGAATTTCGTGCCCTTGAGAACACCCTTGCCGACCTTGCCGCCGGTCCAGTTGCCGCTGTCGTTGTGCAAACACTGGTAGCCGCCCTCGTGGCCGAAGATGGAAGCGAGAGCCTTTTGGCTTTCGGCGGCAAAGATCGGCTCGCAGGACGAAAGAATGAGAAGTATGGGAATTATGGCAAGGCGCATGGTGAACCCCCACAAGCGTGAATGGTAAAAAGCCCCACTTCCGGGAGCAGAGTCCGGAAGTGGGCATCAAAAGGAGGTACTGTCTGTGGGGGATACTATGGGGTGGTTGGCTTGAGTCCAATCGAAGGGCTTCAAAGAAAAGCCCCAATCCATGGGCATGGAAAGGGGCTTTCGGGTAATCCGCGCTTAATACGCTTCTGGCGTTAAGCTGTCAATAATTAAACTCCAGGCAATGTACCCTGGCGTCGTTTAAACTCCTCGTCTCCCACGGCCGCTACGATGATGTAGATCTGCCGTTCGGTCAGATTAAACTCGCGGGCGAGCTGGGCATGGTTGGCGCCGGTGAAGCGTCTGTAGATGCGCCGGTGTTTCTCCGTTATGGCATAGAGGTGTCCCTTGGCAAAATATACCGTGTTGCCGGAGATCTCACTGCGCATAAGCTCTATTGCCATGTCGGCCGCTTTTACGGCCTGGTCGGGCGTCATCTTCAGTTCCGCCACGAACCCCGCGGCAAGACTGTTACGCAATTGCTCCAGGAGTTCGCCGTATTTGCCGCGCCAGTGGCGGTCTACCTTATTCTCTTCGCTCATCATTTCGCTCCCGAGAGGTCCCATCCCTCGCGCTTGGCCTGATATGTGAGGGCGGCGATGATCTTGTACAGTTCGCCTGTTTTTACCCATTGCACTTTGTCCGTTTTGCAAACCCGCTTGGCGATGCCGTCGGCGTAGTGCCAGGATTTCTTACCCACCGTTAACAACGCCTCGATCTTGCCGAGTTGGTCGTCTCTGGACTGGCCGGACTTATCCATGTTTTTGGGGCGGTGGGGATAGTCGCGCTTGTCAAATCCCCCCCGCCCCCCTTTTTTAAAGGGGGGCGTACTTTGCTTTTCTCCGGCCAGAATGGAGAGGCGGTTGATCAGTTCGCGGCGCTCGTTGGGTTTCAGATCCTTGGAGGAGTCGGTGCGGCCCTTGCTGATGTCGCTGATGATATCGCGGTAGTTGTCTGCGTCAAAGCCCTGCTGCACGCTCATGGCCTTGTTTTTCAGGGCGTGGATACGCGGACGGTCGATATCCCATTGTTCGGCTTCGGTGCGTTGTTTGTATGGTTTGGAAGGCATGGTTTAAGTCCTCTTAAAATATGTTTTACTCGCCGCTCTTCATGGCTTCGATTAACCATTCGTCGTCATCTTTTTCATCATCCTCATGCAGCGCATGATAGCAGTGAGGATTGGCAGGTACGTCACACCACCCTTTTTTCGGGCATCTTCCACACTCGATTTCGTCATATACAGGCGCGTCCTCGCATGCGCAATCGGGTGTGTTGTGAGGCGTCATTCCTGGGCATTGGTAACAACAACAATCCTTATAGGAATATTCATCTGATGAATATTCCTCGGCATCCCAAAGGGGGACCCAATTTGAGCATTCGGAACACACACCTTTCCCTGTTTCCCGATTCACTCTCAGCCAATGGCACGGCTCCATATAAATGTCGTAACATGCGTTGATGTCGGTGCAACTGCAACCTATGCAGGTAGCGATTCCTGCGCTTTCGAAAATGCTCATTGTAGTACCCCCCCCCCCCGAAATTCCGGTAGCGGCAGGCGTTGTTGCAGCCATCCGCTGTTGTCTATTTTGTCCATCGTCATCACCATTTCCCAAACCGTTCCTGCATTGCCTTGAAGAACTTCTCTCCCGTGGTTTCGGGTCCGATCAGATCCATCTGCTCCGGTTGTTTCAGCTTCCGTTCGATGATCGCCCGCGCCCGGCGTTCGGCCTCGGCCCTGGGCAGGCCGCCGTCGAACTGCATGATGGCGGCGCGTTCCTCGTATTCCTCGCGGGTGGCTGCGTCCCAGGTCAACATCACTCTTCCTCTTTTTCGACCTGATTTGAGGGGATCATCCCGTCTGGGAATACTCTCAAAAGCTCTGTATCGACACGGGCGGCCAATCCTTCCATGAACTTTCGATTCCATTTCAACTCGGCAAACACCGCATTGGCTATGGCATCAGGTATCCGCCGTTTCCCGGCTTCATAATCCTGGTAGGTGCGCCTGGGTATTCCCAGGGTGCGATACATATCCCTGGGAGCGAAGCCGATTTCTTCGCGGATAACCTTCAGCATGTCCGCGTCCATCAGGTGCGTGCGTTTTGTGTCGGTTTTGTTTTTTTTATGGTTGTTTCGCACGCGGTTTATTCCTCTCTACCAGCCCCGCAGCAGGCCATGCCCCACTGGTTTAGTATCGGGTTGCGCGTAGCCGGCATCTCGCATAATCGGCACCAGACATGTTTTGCGTCCAGGTGTTTGCAACCGTTGCAGCTCTCCATATCTGACCAAATTTCATAGTGAGAAGAGCCGTAGGCGACATCCCATTTACGGGCCACATATAGCCAACGACACCATTTATCTGGTGTATCCAGATCTGACCATTTGGAGTTCAGTATGTCGATTAATCTTTGTCTCATGATCGCTCAATGCAGACCCTAAAGGTTTTGGAAACCTTTAGGGTCTCGGTTCAACGATCAGCGCGGTATCGGCTGTGTTTTGACCACTCTTCCCCATGATCGGCAGAAGGGACAGACGACATCGGTTATCTTCTTTTCGCTGCCATCGGTAGCTTGGTAGGTAATTGTCTTCTTTTGTTTGATAAACTCTTTGCCGCCATTCTTACAACTAGCATTGCGGCAGATGGCTGTGACGTCGAAATATGGCGGTTTCAAGGTTTGTTCTCCCTTCGAGGGGAATTCTCGATATCATCGGTCTCGTGATTGGGATACATATGGCCGTCGCGAGACTCCAAAAGGCATTTTTGACAACGTACGCAGGTACTGAGCCTTTCATGTCGATGCTTGCAATTCACACAGGATTTTTCCATGTTCGGCCCTGGAGCGAGGTAACGGGGGATCGCCATCACTTCCCTCCAGGACATTAACGCCGTCCTTCTCGTAGATCCGGATGCGCAACGGATTGCCGTCCGCGTCGGAAACCGGCATTTCATCGGGCAGTACTGCCAGTAATTCTTTGATATCGCCCACATCCACGACCGTTATATCGAGTATTTTACCCATGTCCGCCCCCTATAACGCCGCGATGTCGAGCGGGATGGCGATGTATTCGCCCTGTTCGTTGCGCTCGTAGAGCCGAATCTGCTTTTTGCTGCTGATGACCACGATGGCGCTATCGACGATCTGCATGCCCTCATTCCACAAGGCATTGCTGATTTTGTAGGTGCGCAGTCGCAGGATCTCGGCTACGCGCAGACGGCCGTCCACCAGGGTAAACGACCCGGTAACGATGGTTTTAAGATCGGCGACGCCCTCGGAGTCGGCATCGCCCATTTGATCCAGGGCGGCCAGCAGTTTGGCCTGAGCGGCCTGCAATTCAGGGCCGAAATCGATCTTCTTTTGGATCGCGATGGCAAGTTTGAATTTCCGGTCAAAAGTAAAGAATTGCAGGTTTCCGTCGCGTCCGCCCCGTTACACCCCATGTTTCTCCAACAGCAGGGCCAGGACGGTGGAAACGTCCTCGAAGGTGTATTGCTTGAAACGCTGGATCTTGCCGCTGAGCACCCGCCAGATCACGGCGATGGAGAGCACCAGGTCGTTGTAGAGCAGGTCGGTTTCCCTGATCCTGCTGACCAGGACCAACGAGCCATCCGCATCCTCCATGCGGCCGTCGATGACCTGGGGATATTCTATCTCATAGGTGAGGCGTTCCTGGCGCCTGAGGGTGTAACCGGCGCCGGTGTCAGTGGCGCGCTCGGTGACTTCGCCCCAGGTGATCAGACCCGGTTTTTCGGATATGCCCCGGCGGATCGCCGCTTCGGCCGCGTCCTTGGCCTGGGACCCGGTGGTGTGGTACTGCATCCCCTCTGCGGGGCTGTAGCTGTAATAGTTCATTTTTTCCCTCTCCTTTTTCCGTCCCGTTCCCACCATCGATCAAAGTTATCCAGGCAGACGGGGCAGACAATATAGTTGTGATCGGGCATGCCGAATTTGGGACAACTCCATTCGGCTCCGAGGCCCGCCACTTCTCCGCGTACATTAGGGGCTGGGGCGGTGTTGACAGCAAAGGCGTTGGCTTTAGCCATGGCATACCTCCCGGATCGCCCTGTTTACGGCGCGGCAGCGAAGCCAATGCCGGAACCATTCATCGGTGATAATGGCTACGATGGATAGGGCATAAACCGGGCCGATCAGTCTTGCGATGGCGCGTTCGATGCGGATGCGTTTGATGATGCGTTTAAGCATGGGTTTGAACCTCCTTTGTGATGATAATGGTTAGGACCTTGTGAATGGTGAATAGTGAATGGTGAATAAAACCGATTTTAAGTCTTTAATCCTCTACTCTTCACCATTCACGTTTCACCATTCACGCCTTTTTCCTTTGACATTGTTTGCAGGCCCGGTACATCCGGGCGTAGAAGCTGTCCGTCGTGGGCTGGCGTTTTCGGTGGCCGGAGCATTCGGCCAGGGTCAGTTCTCCCAACTCCGGGCAGGCTACGGTTTCTCCGCCCAGGACCTCGCGAATGCGACGCTCTATGGCGTCGGGGGCCGCGTAAGTGCCCTTGCGGTATTGGGACATCTGACTGTCGGAGATGTTGAGCTTTTTGGCCACCTGTGCGGCGCCCCCTTTGCCCCTGGCGTCGTTGTGCTCGGTGATGGCTTGCTCCAGAATGGTTCTGAGTTCGGTGGTCGTCATTCGGCACCGCTTTCCACCCGCGCCCAGACAACGCGCTGCAAATTGGGGTCGTAGACCTGCTTGGTTCTCTGGATCTGGGGCGGATGCGGGCCGGTCCACATGGCGGGGATCAGAGAGTATTTGCCGTCCGGATGCCTGACCAGATAACCGGCGGTCCAGAGTGCGTTGCAGTAGCTGATTGCCTCGGATGCGGCGATGATATGAGTTTCAGTCTTGGCGTTGAAGGCCAGATCCACGGGACTGAAGCTCTTGAGTACCTGCATTGCGTTCCACATGTTGCGCCTGCCGATCCCTTGGGTTACGGGTGTGCCGTCCTTGCGCACTCGCGGGGCATCAATACCGGTGTTTTTGATGAGAGTGTATGTGCTGGCGCTGAAGTTGCGGTGGTTGCCAGATCTCTCAAGATATCCAGCATTGACCAGACCCGTTAGATATTCGCGGATGCTGGATTCTTCCAGGCGGATTTCTCGGGCGATATCGTTGATAAAAAAGGGTAGCGTGCCGTTTCTCCTGATCCACTCCCAGACGGCCTGCCTACATTCCGTTGGCTGCTGTTTATCCACGGGCTTGCGACTCATTTGCGCCCCCTGACCGGGGCTTTGCCGGTGTAAAGCGGCTGGGCGCCCCATTTTGCTCGGTCGATGCTGTCGAGGCCCTGGCGCAGGCTCATTTCCTCGACCAGCTCCAGGTTGGTGCAGATGCGCCGGGCCGAGCCGCCGCTCTGCTGATGTATGTGTTCCAGCAGATCGTCCGCGACGCTCACCTTGCGGCAATAGAATTCGGCCAGGAGTTTGGCATCCTCCAGGTCGAGTGGTTGGACCGGGGACCAGTCGAGCACGCGGCTGTCCACGCGCTCCCATGAGTTGAGGGCCGTGGGAAAGTTCTCCTCCCCGATGAGAAGGATGGGATGCTGGCCCGCTCCGTCATGGATATCCCGGATGACTTCGACCGCGTTCTTCTTCACCAGGTGATCCATTTCATCGACGATCAGGGGCCGACCCGAGACCATGAGCTGGGTGCATATCTGGTCGAGCATCTCGGGCATGGTGGGGGCGGGTTTGATCGCCATGCGCTTCAGGATCTCCGTCAGGACCGTTTTGCGGTTCCAGACGGATTTGCATTCAATGCGGTAGGCGTTGTAGCGGTTCATCAGGTAGATGGCGGCCGACGATTTGCCCAGGCCGGCGCGGCCGTAGAGCACGCCGATCTTGGGGAGGTGGCTGGAGGCGTTGACCAGGCGCTCCATGCAGGTTGCTGCCAGTATGACGTTGTTGAGCGCTGCTACGGTTCCATTGACGTTCGATGCGGGTTGTGGCATTATTTCCTCCTCTTGAGTAGTTTGAAACGGTCGGGGTCGCGAGTCCCGGCCGTTTCGTCATTTCAGACCCTAAAGGTTTCGTAAACCTTTAGGGTCTTGTTCCAACTCCATTCCCTTGAACACCCTATATTCGTTGCTCTGCTCGTAGATCATGAGCGTGCGGTATTCCTCCTCAGTGATGCTGCCGCCATCGGTCAGCACGTTGCGCAGGCCGCTCATGCGTTTGTATTTGCTCCGGGCCGACTCGACTCCCAGGTTGCGGACGTTGGTGGTCTCTCGTGTCTGGAACTCGGACCTGATGCGGGCCTTCATGGCCTGTTCTTCGGCGGTCAGGGGCGGGGTGATTGGTTTCGTTGTGCCGTCCAGGGCCGCGCGGGCCTCGGCGGCGGCGGTGAGGCCGGGCGTGGTGTACTCGACGGTGGAGCGCGTGAGGGGTACGACACGTCCGGAGTCCTTGAGCCGGGCGGCCATGATGATGTCTGCTGCCGGGGCGTTTTTGAGCACGTTCTTGGAACGTTTGAGATCGTCTCTCAGGGAAGCCGTGTGCTGTTTCCACGCCTCGTTGGTGGCCCTGGCCAGCTCCAACCGGGAGATGCCCAGGACTTCGGGGCAGACGGCCACGCATACGTGCTCGTAGACGCCGAATTCGTTCGGTCCCTGGACGATGATCCGGCCCAGATCCTCGGGCTCGTAGAGAACCTGGAGCACTCGGCCCTTGCCGATCCAAGAGACCAGGGCGGGCTCCACATACCAGAGGCGGTCCACCTTTATGCCGTTCTTGGTGGCGGCCCGCATGCCGCCGTGGCGCGGGGCCGAGGCGAGGAGGACATCAAGCGCTCGTTCGTCGGTTATGGTTCGGATCTGGCCGGCCCATTCGTTGGCCATGGTGGCGGGTTTTTTACCCAGGGAGGAATGGACGCGTTGGTGATAGGCGGCGCACCAGTTGTCACAGAAGGCATGGAAGTCGGCTGCGGTCATCTTGACCTCGATGACGTTGTCCGGATCCCGGAGGCGCTGGGCAAAGGTCTTGCGGCTTTCGATATCCTTGCGATCTGCTACGCTGTGACCGATGTAGCCGGGCAGAAGCTCGACCAGGTCGTGGGAAAAGGTGCCGAGGCCGCGCTCGATGTGGGGTTTCTGGTCGCCGGAGAAGGGGTCGCACAGATCGTGATCGATATCCAGGTCGGAAAGGACTCTCTCAAAATGATCGGAGGTGTAATCCTGGCCGTTGTCCGTCAAAATGCAGTCGGGGACGCCAAAGTCGAGCAGACCGCGCCGCATGAGGGTATTGACCATCACCGTGCGGCTGGTCTTTGACACCAGGAGCTTCATGCGGCGGCTGTAGACGTCGATCATGCCCAGGACGCTGTGGCGGCCGTCGATGAGCATGACGTCGGCCGGGGTTGCGTCGAACTCCCAGAGCTGGTTGAGGTTGAAGATTCCTTCGGAGCGGGAGCCGAAGGCCGGCTGCATGCTGGACTTGAACTTGTCGGGGTTGGTGGCCAGGAGCGTGCGCTGGGGGTCGTTCTTTTGGCGCTGGCTGCGGTAACGGTCAATGCTCTTGGTGCTGATCATGGGCTCGGACGGACAGTGGGCCTGGATAAATTCGTTGATGTGGCAGCTCTTGATGTGCGGCTTGCTGTCCAGGAGGCTGTCGATGGCGGCCTTGAGCGTTGGGTTGGTCTCGATCTTGCTCTGTCCCTTGCGGTTGCCGTACAGGTCCACGAGGCCCATGGCGCCCAGGTCGTGCTCCTCGCGGATCCAGGTACGCAGGGTACCGGGGTGGATCTGCCGGATCTCGCAGCGCACCCAGGGGACGACATCGATATTGCCAGCGTTATACTCGTAGCAAAAGCTGTCCTGACCGGCGGTACGGGCCAGGGCGTGGCGGGTGATGTAGTGATTGCAGGCGCGTATGATGGCTAGCTTTGCGTCGGCGCTCTTTCGCTGCCAGGCCGGCAGGCGGCGAAAGGCGGTAAGGCTCTCGGCGCGGGCCGCCAGGCGCTGGCGACCCTGCTCCTCGGCGGATATCTGAACCTTTTCGGCATAGGCGTCGGCTGCGGGGCAGTCGTAGCCGCAAGTGGTGTTTTGTGTGGCCAGGGCGTGGCGGGTTTCAGGTGGGAGGGAGGCTACGGCGTATTCCCGGCCGCCGCCTCGGCCTTGCCGCGGCTGATCTTGCCAGCTTTCGCGTTTTGCTTTAATCTGGACGGCACGTTCCGTGATTGCCATTGCAAGGGCAATTTCTTTGGCGGTGGCGTAGGCTTTAAGGCTCATTTAAGCCCCCGTTTTGTACGGATGGCATCCATTTTGGCCTTGATGATGCGTTCTTGCTCCTGGAGGCGTGCCAGCTCGATCAGGTCCCGATCCTCGGGGTTAAGGACGTCGCTGTCCAGATACTCCAGCACATAGCGGAATGGTTCCAGGGAGCCGGTGATCTTGCAAATTACCGCGCCTTCAACCATGTCTGGACGATAGGCGGGATCGCTGGACAGCTTCTTGTCCAGAGTTTCCTTGCTGATGTCCCTCAGCGTGGCCTTGCTGATCTGGGCCGCGACCAAGTAACGGTCAATCCCTTTCAAATTGCGCGAAAAGGTTTGTTTCAGACCGAGGAGAATATCGAACGACCCTTCTTCCAGTCCATTATCAAATAAGGCTATTTGCCTTGATATGCCTGCATCATTTCCCGCGTGTTTTTTTGCCATGACTCCCTCCGTTTTTACCGCTATGCTTCATCCAGATTTGTGGTATAAAGCGGTAAAATTGTTTACGCGGCTTTGCCCCACATTTGTTCAAACGGGACGCGGACCTTTTTGGCGATGGCTTCTTGGATGCGACGGGAAGGGAAGTGGCCGTCGATGACCCTGCTGACCGCTCCGGACGTTACGCCAAGATCGCGGACGATCTCGATTTGCTTGGCCTTGTTTTTGGCTAGCAGGGCTCGAATATCTTCAGGCTTCATGGCTGGTTTCATATCCACCTCTTTTTTTGCCGGGTTGGTAAAGGTTCTTTGCTCAGTAATCTTAGGTAAAAATAATGCTAAAAACGGAGTCTGTCAATAAAATAATTATTTCGGAGTTTAATTATTTTAATCTTTGGGTGATGAGGATGATTTATCTTTTAATACAATATGTTATCAAACATCGAAATTTCGGAGTTCAGTTGTGTCCAATTTCGGAGTTATGCTGATGAACTCCGAAAAAGACATAAATGGTCTGATATCGCGTCTTGAGTTGCTTAAAGGTTCAGAGAAGCCTTATACGTGGGCGGCAAAGATCGGGATTACCCAGGCGACATTTAATAGGATGTGGAAAGAGGGGCTCCCTCCAAAAGCGGATACGTTATTGCTTATTTCGGAGAAGTCTGGATGCTCTATTGATTGGCTTTTAACGGGTAAGGGTGAGATGATGACTGCTGATGCGGGGTATCATCTGGCTGAAGATTTTAAAATGGCCAGTTCCGCTAAGGTAAACGCCGAGGGGTATCATTTGAAGGCGAAGATATCTCCGCAGACTCTGCCATCAATCGACGATCTTTCCATCTTACTACGTGATATTATCGAAACATATGAGCGCATGAGGTCTGATAGACCTGCCGAACGAAAGGCTCGCGAGATATCGCTTATATTTACGCATTTTGTGGAACATTTTGCGAAGCATCATGACAATATAGAGATCAAGGAGTATATCGAGGCGTGGTTTTAACTGAAGGAGGATGTGATGAAGTCTATTCTACTTATTATCGGACTTTTTATCCTGCTTTTAACCGGGTGTAAAGAGGCACGCGTCGAGCGGGAGAAGTTTGAAAACGATGCCGTTAAGTCTGTTCAGGAAGCTGATAGCATCGAACCTGGTATATCTTGCGGTAATTATATAATATTTTTGTTGCAGACTCTGAAAGCTTCTGGTCATCATATTAAAGTTAATGGCTGGCTTCCATATAAAGAGGCTGACCATACTGTAGTTATTCTTCAGATCGAGGATAATGCTGATAAAAGAGAGTTTAAATGGCACATCGAGGACGGTATGGTTTTTCCTGCGAACGATCTCGCAGCGGCCGTGATGAAAAATCAGAAAGCAAAGTTTTCAAGCGGTAAATGAATTTCATAAACCATCTGTCCGACCGGCCGATTTAGGAAAATCCCATCTGTCCGACGGCCGATTTTTGACCAGGCCATCCACACGACTCAAAGCCGCATCGAATAAGCGATCCCACGATATTCCATCACATCCCGGCATATCCCGCATATTTCGTGCACCATGTGTCTGGTCACAGTTTATGTAGCACATATGTAGCAAACGAACTGCTGAAGGCATATTC